ACAACCTGCCATAAGCATCACAATTAGAAGCGTCATTACGATAACACCAACTATTACTTGTTTCAAAATTCAAATTCTCCGCCATCCATGTTTCACCGCCTATTACAACCGTTCGATATTTTTCTGCATCCAAATGTGAATACCTCAACAGTTCTTATTCTTTCTTAATAGCATATATATATTATCCCTCCCCCGTCTTGCGTGGACTCTTTATTACGGTGCGCTTCGCAACCACACCACAAGTCACAATAGGCGGGGGACTTTAATCTTGAAAAATAATATTGACGATATAAAGGCTCGAATAGATATAGTTGATGTAGCGAGAAACTACACAACTCTAAAACGTCAAGGCAACAGATATATAGGATGTTGCCCGCTGCACCAAGAAAAGACTCCCTCGTTCGATGTCAATCATGAAAAACAACTATTTCACTGCTTCGGGTGCGGCGTAGGTGGTGACGTAATAACATTGGTGGAGAAGTGCGAGAATCTAACCACCTCAGAGGCCATCAAGAAACTTCAGGCAGCAAGTCCTGAATCAAAACCAAAGGTGACACGAAAGAGTTCGCAAACCAAAGGTGATGGTCGGTCGTTTGTTGATAGGTATGGGATGGGATGGGTATTGGTCGTGCCAGTTCCAAGCGATGCGCCGCCACGGTGGGAGACCGTTAAGGTTGGCGATGGAGAAAACAGAAGATACCGCGAACCATCAATGGTCTACGAATATAAGAATATTAGCGGCGCATTGGAAGGATATAAATATAGGTTTGAGAAAGGTGACGGGCTGCCTAAAAAGCTGTTTATACCGTTGACGTGTTGGCGGGATCAAAACGGTAAACTGTCATGGTGGGCTAAAGATATTCCCGACAACCGATCTTTATATGGACTTCTTGATTTAGCTAAAAATCCTAATGCTCCGGTATTGATGGTTAGCGGCGAAAAGTGCGTTGACGCCGCCCGGCCAAAATTGGAAAACTACGTTGTTGTTACATGGAGCGGCGGTGACAACGGTAAACATACAGACTTCTCACCGCTAAAAGGCCGGCAAATAGTGTGGTGGCCAGATAACGACATTACCAGTAAAAATTCGATGATAAAACTGGCCGATAAGTTAGGCGGTCAAATACTGGAAATACCACAGGACAAAGGATATGAAAAGGGTTGGGACTGCGCCGATGCAGTTCAAAGCGGTTTAGATCTAACAGAGCTAATATCAATCTTTCTACCACCACTTAAGGCTGCCGCCGTCAAATATGCCGATCTATCAATTATAGCACCACTTCATATTTACCCTCATGTTGGGCCTAAAGAGAAAATTATCGGAACAGTCGAAAATCTAAGGGCAATATTGAGTCACTACGGATTAAACATTTGGTACAACGAAATATCCTGCGAAAAAGAGTGTGCGATAAGAGGAGTGCCTTATATAGCTAAAGATTCAATAAACTCCTTTTACGCAAAAGTAACCAGTATCTGCAATCTTAATGGATACCCTTATAAATTTGTTGATAAATTTCTTGATCATGAAGCAATGGAGACTGTTGTTAATCCAGTTAAAAACTGGATAGATTTTAAGGCATGGGACGGTGAGCGCAGGGTTGCTAAAATACTGGACGCTATAGTGTGCAATAGTGACTTCAACAATGAGTTTAAAGAAACACTCGTCATAAAATGGCTATTAAGCGCAGTCGCGGCGGCATACAGGCAAGATGGTGATAGGTACAGAACACGCGGGGTGCTAATGTTTCAAGGAGATCAGCACATCGGAAAAACAAATTTTCTAAAAGATTTGTGCGGCGCAGCGTGGGGTGGAAATACCGACTGGTTCGGTGAGGGGCTATCGTTAGACGGCGGCAGTAAGGATGACATTATAAGCGTCAATAGCTACTGGATCGCGGAACTGGCCGAATTTGAGCGCATGACCGCGAAAGGTAATCCGACGCTGAAAGCTATCACAACAACTTCTAAACATAAGCTGCGAAAAGCGTATGCGAGAGATCAAATTAAAATATATCGTCGCACTGTATATGCCGGAACTGTCAACCCAAAAGGATTTTTGACTGATTTAACTGGTAACAGCCGATATTGGGTTATTCCTGTTGTCAAGTTTAAAGATATATCAGAAATAGATATGCAGCAAGTTTGGGCAGAAGTCAAGCGTTTTTATGATGTGCAAATTGAGGCAAAAGAAAAATATATATGGTGGCTATCTCCTGAAGAGGAAGCATTGCTATCAAAAAGCAATGAGGCGTATGAAGCTCCCTCAACAGCTGCGGACTTGTTAGATGACACGCTTGATTGGGACGCGCCGGATAGTAAGTGGCGCAAAGCCAGTTGTACGGAGCTGTTGACCGAATGCGGGGTGCCGCCAGGTCAGGGAAAATCATTAGTTACAGCGGCGGGGCAATACCTTCATAGACGTGGACTGAACAATGATAGTAAGGGTAGGAAATATTGGGCGCCGCCGAAAAAAGTTGTGTATGTCGGTTGGGGTAATGATGATGATCAGAAATGGTATCAAAAATAACAAGGAGAACTATAATGAACTGGAATGACCCAACAGACCGCGCAGCTCTTGCCGAAAGTATAGGCATTGCCGAATACAACGAAGCGTTGGCCGAACACGTCAAGGACTCTACAGTTGCCGATATAGCCGGCCATGCAATACGAACTGTCGGAACTCGTTTTGGGGAGTTATACGCAGTCGGTGAAACAGGTCAGGCATTCAGGACACTTAATGAAGCAGAAACTTACGCTTATACAAATCCGGTTTGTATAGAGTCTTTCTAATTACAATTAACCAAGGAGAATCATGGATAACGCTAAATCTGAACTTATCAAAAAATTGTACGAAATGGTCAACCATGACAACGGCAACGATAACGAAAAGGCTAACGCACAGAGAATATTAAATAAGCTGATGCGTGAAAGCGGTATTACAGAAGTAGATTTACAAGGATTAGATGAATCTGAGCATATCTTTAAATACAATACCAAAAGAGATAGGCTGTTGTTATTTCAAATTATAGTTAAAGTCACAAATCTTCGGAAGTATCACTCATACACAAAGGGCGGGCGACTCGCAAGTAGAATTAGCATCACTCATACACAAAGGGCGGGCGACTCGCAAGTAGAATTAGCATCACTTGTACCAAAGCGCAAGCATTCGAAATCGAATTTCTTTACAATTTTTATAATCAGTTATGGCGTGAAGAAAAAGAAGCGTTTTTCAACGCGTTCATTCAAAAGCACAGATTATTTGGAAAAAGCGCGGGAAACGGTAAAGGGCTTAGTGATGACGAAGTGGAGCGATTGCTACTCATGATGTCAGCTATGCAAAATAAGTCACCACTAAGGCAGGTAGAGCATCATGGTTATTGAAGAATTTTGTAAATATTGCAATGAACACGTTGAAAACGGCAAATTCTATGAAATCAAGAACGGCGTTATCTCGGTTATATGTGAAGATTGCTATTTAGAAAATTTAGTTGAGCCGAAAAGCGAGGTATAAGTGGACTGGAAAAAAATATCTGAGGGAGATCCGCCGATAGGTGTTCGCGTTTTCGTATACACAAAATTCGGCACTGTGACCGCAGGGACTTGGTGTGCGCCGGCAGGATGCAAGCTGCTTATGTGGCTCTTAGATCGCACTGATAAGCAGCACAATAAAAATACAATCACACATTGGGCGGTTATAGTTCCGCCGGAAAAAGAGGCTGTATGAATAGGGAAATTGAGTTCAGGGGAAAGACGAGTATCCAACATCATCTACCTCTTATTAAAAAGGGAGAGTTTGTTAAAGGAAATCTATTCGTATATAACAATGGTACGTGTTTCATTAAGACTGAATCTGATACGTATCATGTTGATTCCGACACTGTCGGCCAGTATACCGGATGGAAAGACAAAAACGGACGTAGAATTTACGAGGGTGATATTTTGCGGTCTGACGATTCCCCGTTTTCACGGGAAGCCGGAAAACATCATGTAACTGGTGATGTCTGGGAAGCCAAAAAGGATAACTATTACGGTTTGGTGCTGTGGGATGATGACAGTGCCGGTTTTTGGATATGTGCTGTAAAATCTAAAACGGCTGATGTTAGAGGGTCTGCGGATGGGAATAGTTATGGTATTGACGAAATAGAATTTGAAATTGTCGGCAATATTTACGACAACTCTGACCTTTTAGCTCAGACTGAAAGGAAGGTAGATGCCTAAATTGAAGCCTATATTATTCTCAACGGAGATGGTTAAAGCTATTCTTGACGGACGCAAACAACAGTCGCGGCGAGTAATTAATCCGCAACCGTGTGACACCAGTGCCGGTTTTGATGTCTTTAACGCAAATATCAAAAAGTTGCAGTTTATTTTTGAATGCTTATGCCATGACACCGTGTTGCGTGTGACTCCAAAATATCAAGTCGGCGATATTATTTGGGTGCGGGAGACGTGGCTTATGGCCGATGATGGATATTATTACAAAGCTGACGAAAGTAGGCTGAGCAAAGAGTTAAGAATGGCGTATGGCTACAAGTGGAAACCATCAATCTTTATGCCGCGCGAAGCCGCGCGGATATTTCTCAAAGTGACAAATGTGAGATGCGAAAGGTTGCAGGACATAAGTGCGGATGATTGTTTTGCTGAGGGAATGGCAGGAGAGTATGATGGTTCCTGCCTATGTCCTGAATTAAGAGAATTTCAAGAGTTATGGGACAAAATTAACACCAAACGCGGTTACGGCTGGGATGTAAACCCGTGGGTATGGATTTATAACTTTGAAAGGATTGAAAAGCCAAATGTCTAAACAAATCGGATTGATAAGTGTGGAGGTGCAAGAGGATTGCATGGAATGCCCTTTGACACGTACTAATTATACCTATGATGAGAGTATAGAGTGCGTTGTTATAAACAAAAAAGTTGATGATATTGATAACCATTGGCCGCCGTTTCGCAGGCATAAAGAGTGCCCCATCATACCACTACTGCCGGATGGTGGATTGGAGTTGGTGGTAGCAATGTTGGAACAGCGAATAAAGCACATTACTCTATTGCCTGACAAGTATACTAATCCTGCCGTCAGTGCGCAGCATACACAGGAAACCCTCAATGCGCTGAAAGGACTGCAAAAAAGTGAAAACAGTGACACTTTATGAACTCTACTATCCTGAATCAGGAAACCCAATCGCCGCTGAAGGCCCTACATCTGTCAGACCTCTTATATACCGAAATGAGGAAGACGCTGAGAATATGGTTGCGTTTTATGGATCATACTGCAAATTCAAAATCAGTGTCCGTCCGGTTGATCATATAATTGTTTAATTAACTTACACGCAGAGGAACTTAAGAATGTATGAACAAAACAAAAATTGAATGGGTTAAAAATGATGACGGGACGCAAGGGTATACTTGGAACCCTGTGACGGGTTGTTTGCATGATTGCGAGTATTGCTATGCGCGGGGGATAGCGAGGCGGTTTGCTCAGAAAACGTATTTCATGGGTAGAGGGCACAACTCTGAGTGTAACAGTCTGCACGTTGTGGATGAGCCATATATCAGCAGTAACACCATGTGGCAGTACCCTTATGGCTTTGACCCAACTTTCAACAGTTACCGCCTTGCAGAGCCTCAACAGCTCAAAAAACCGTCAACAATATTTGTCTGCTCAATGGCTGACCTTTTTGGCGATTGGGTATGGGATGAATGGATTTATCAAGTGATTGACGCTTGCGCTAAGGCTCCTCAACACCGATACTTATTTTTGACAAAAAATCCAATACGATATAGGAAATTTGAGAATAGCTTATTCTCTACAAATATATTTGTTGGAACTACTATAACAAATATTGAGGATTGTATCAAGACGCATGACACGGACTTATTGATGCCTAAGACTTTTCTTTCAATCGAACCACTGCAAGAAAACATATCACAGTACCTTGAGGTAGATAGCTTTGAGTGGGTAATCATCGGCGCAGAATCCGGCAACCGCAAAAATAAAATCATTCCAGAACGTGACTGGGTAGTATGTATTGTCAGACGGTGTACTGATTTCGGCGTTCCGGTTTTTATGAAAGATTCACTAATTCCTATTGTCGGGGAAGAAAATATGATCAGGGAGTTTCCGTGGGAGGTGAAGATGTGAAGACGTGTGCCATTGGTAAGATATTAGAACTCTATAAAACAGGAAAATCACCAGAGCAAATATTAAAGGCCCTTGGTTATAGAAGCAACAACATTAAAATGTTAAGCTTGATTATATATGTTATAAATTCATCAAGGAAAAAATATTATATATGAAAATTCAATCAGAAGTAAAATACTTATTTTGGGTAGCATTTCTTTCGTTCATAGGTAGTGCAATTTTTGTGAGTATGGTTATGTGGATTTGCCTGACATTTTAACTTGATCAATAAAGGATAATTATGAATTACGGTAATATTCAAGATGTAAGAAACTTAGCGGTAAAGTGCGTAAACATAGCCAAAGTGATGTCATACGGAGTAGACGTAAAAAATTTCATGAAACTTCAAAACGGCGATTATTATAAAATCTCAATCAAGAAAATTCGTGGAGAAACGCCGGAAAGTGAGGCTACCGATGCCTAAGTATATCGCTAAATATAAGCGCATCTACAATATTCATAAATTTGCGCCAACACTTGAGATCGAATTTACGGCAGAGAAAACTGATAATCACTCTCTATCTGCATTAAAAGGATTAATTGATAAGGTTGGTCGCAATCATAGTCAATATTATCTCATAAACATAGAAGTGCATGAACCAAAACCGATACCGTTGGCAGTGTGTCGTGGGTAGTAAACAGTGTAAAGCGTGAAGCTTAACGCCGCCTTACCTGACTCCTGACCATTGGCTTAGGCTTCTCATCCTCAGAGCCAAAATGCTTCTCAATAATATCGCGGGTCTGTTCAATCAGATATTCTGCGCCCTCTTGTGATTCGGCGGCATTCTTAAATTCTGTCTTTATCTCGTCAAGCGCCCTCTCATAAGGCGTCTTTTGCGGCCGCTCCGATATGCGCACACCGTCATCCATAACGCTGATGCGAAACGAACGTCCGCGCTCCTTGTTGAACTTGTAAACGCTTGTGCGCACGGCGAATAGCGTTTTAAGCGTGGCCGGATACGCTATCTCTTGGCCGCTTGAGTTCTCAAGCCTGTCAAAAACATCCTGTTCAATATCTGTTTGGGCTACTCTTGGCATGACTTATCCTTATATCCTTCCAAAGGATTATATGAAAAAATTGAGTCTGTAAACGCTTAATTTCAGGTACAATCAACAGTTGCGCCTTGCTCCTGATCAGCGCGGGAATGACTGTCCCGGTTATAATAATGGCCGCTCCCCATACGCTCCCCACCGGGGAGCAGCCTATCTATAAGCTATTGATAATATTGGAGCGGGTGAGGGGAATCGAACCCCCGTATTCAGCTTGGGAAACTGCCGCCGCCGCTTCCTGCCTTTTCCCGTTCCTGCCGCTCTTTGCCTAACAGATTGACATCAAATAAAAACCACATCCCGCCGCTCCATTGAAAGCCCCGCGGATTCCCGTTAAGTTACTCCCCATGCGATCCCCACGGGGGGATTTTTGGGGAGCGCGGGAATTGCCGAAACTACGTCTTACCGAACGGGAGATAAAGAACCTCACGCTGCCAGCCGCTGACCGTATAGATTATTGGGATTCTGAGCTTGTTGGGCTGTGTCTGCGTGTGCGGCCATCGGGCCGCAAGTCGTGGGCCGTTAAGTGGCGCAGCGGGTTCATCGGATTAGGGACGTGGCCGGCCATAAACGCTACGCAAGCGCGGGAAGCGGCGCGTAGAGAGCTTGCGCGTGTGACGCTCGGTATTTCCGGCGCCGCCGCTCCTGACGCTCCATCAGGAACCATACAGGAGCTTTGGGCGGAGTACACGACCCGCGCAAGCGGTGGCGAACGGCGTAACAGAGAGAGTATCGGGCGGCTGCACGTGCTGCCCGAATTTAAGAGGGTTCCGGTTGCCGACATAACGGCGCGGCAGATAGACAATATAGTGCGCTCCCTGTCCGATAAGCCCCGCACCGGCACAGCGGTTAAGATACATCTGCACGGCGCGTTTGAGCTTGCCCGTGTGTTGGGAATGATCCCGGAAGATAAACAGAATCCCGCGGCATTAGTTAAGGGATACCCCTACAAGCCGCGTACACGGCGGCTTGACGATTCTGAATTAATGAAAATAGGTACAGCTCTCAGAAACTCTCGCTTTGAACTGCTGCACGTGGAGCTTATTACCCTGCTGCTGTTGACCGGGGCACGGGTTGGAGAACTGGTATCTGCAAAATGGGATATGATTGATGTTAAGAATCCCGCGATCATTCTACATCAACATAAAACTGATGGAATCGGGATTAAGCGGCTTGAGATGGGGCCGCATGGATACGCATTGTTAAGCGGGCTTCCCCGGCGATGCGATTATATATTCTACGGACGGGCCGGCATCGGAAAGATCACCGAAGCGACCCGCCCGTGGGGAATTATCCGTAAAAGCGCCGGGATTGAACATTCCACTATTCACGACTTGCGCCGAACTTTTGCCAGCGTTGCGCTGAATTATGGAATGTCAATTAATGACGTAGGCATTTTACTTGGGCATAGAGAGATTTCTGCAACAGGAATCTACGCTATTGCAGATATTAGGCGGCGGCAAGAATTAATCAGAATCGCTGAGGGGTTTATGTTCCGGCGGCTCTACCACTCCTAAATCCGCAAGAACTTTTTCGATTTTTACAATTTGTAACTCAGCGTTTTCGCGCCTGTTACGGGCCGCTATCAAAGCGCGGCGCAGCGTTGATACGACTGTCTTTGATCCTCTCATAGGATGTTGCTCAGACACATTGGAGCGAACATCAACTTCTTGTGTTTTCATAGGGGCAAGTCTCCCAACCATCATACAAAGCCTGCTTATATACAGCCTGTTGATTGTGATGTTCAAGCCTTTTGGTAATTACTTTGGTGAAAGATACGATGTCAGAATTACTCCAAGAGGCGCTTGCGGAGTCAATGACCATCGTTCCGCTTGCGCTCATTATCGTGGCGGTGATTTTGCGGCAAATTCCCCGCCTTACTACGTGGATGATAATTATAACGTTGTGGGTAATCGGCATAGGCGTTGGAATATATATAGAACATCCTGAAATATCTATTGTACACGGATTTCTTCAGGGAACTATAGCGTCAGGACTCGCACTTGTATTTGTTAAGTTTATCAAGGAACCAACAAAGGACTAAACTTCGCAAGTTTACAATGAACAATCGGGAAAAGGCGTTATATCAGCGCCATAAGTATTGACATACACGCATTAGCGGGTGTGAATACAGAAGATGATGACTCTCAGGGAAGCAATAAGACTGGCAATGAGGCCAACGATGGAAAAGATACTTACACCTGTGCAATTAGTTGAAAGGTGGGAGAATCTTGTAAACACAAAAACTCTTGCAAATTGGAGACACGCGGGAGACGGCCCCGCATATATCAAAATCGGCGGTAAAATCGGCTATCCGCTTGAGTCAGTAGAAGAGTACGAACGCCGCCGTATAAGAAATCCGTGTTTTGCTAAGTAACAATATAAGCACGGGCTTTACTATATTCGGAGCCGCGAGACATAAGCTCCAAAAACTCCTCACGGCCAAAATTTGACAATCTGAAAACCTCTTCCGATTTCATACCTAACTGCTTTGAAATTTCATCTACCGTTTTTCCGTTGTCAATTAGTGTTTTAACAATAGCCTTCATAGGCGCAAGCTGATGTGTGCCGCGCGCTCGGTTATGTGTAATCGTGCCGTACATATCTGCTGACTGGTCATCATGCGCGACAAATACCACAGGCACATTGCCTGAGAGTTGAGATATTAGCGGCTCCATTCCCGACACAAGCCAACGGTGATACCCATCTATAATTGTATAATCAGGCCGCGCCACAATGGGTGATGTCCATCCGTTAGTCAATATTGACTGAATTAAAAGCTGAATCATATCGGGCGTGACTGCGTTGGGATTCCAGTCATTCGGTTTAAGCAATTCCCTGTTGACAATTTGGACGTTTTTAATCGGGATAAGCAAGTCGCGCATATTGCATTCGTACCCTATGTTCGATCGCTCTAAGATTACGCAGTTTAGGATCTCCGGCAAGAAGCGACTCATACAAATCTCGCCAGTGATCAGGTGTTATGGCATATTTGCACCGCATAACTCTATTTCTATATTTTATTGCTATTTGTTGAGAATATTTAGATCGGAAATTTTCAGGTATATTGGACAGCATGTTTAAAACTTTGGCTTCATAGTTAGTATCGCCTGTAGCTTCTAACTTCTTACGCCTTGACGTTTTTCGCCTAAACATCTCGCTGTCGTAATATAATGCTACGATATATGCGTTTGGTTCACGTTTACAAACTTGACTCATAAGATTTGGATAATATTGTGTCATCTCAGATAGGGTACTTATCGTGTCGACAGAAAAGAACTGAGATATTCGCAAATGATTTTTGCGTCGGCCTATCTGCCACATATACAAATATGCGTCTGGAATCTGTATCTTGTGTTCGTGTAAGTAAAGCCAAACGTCAGAGTCGTGCCAGTCGTATATCGGCTGAATGAGATTGTATTTCCTTAGAGATATGGTTTTGCTTTTCAAGTGATTTTCAAAGTTATTTCGGCGTTGGATAGACTCAAATACGCGAACACCTACCATATTGATACCATCATTTACACGCCGTAGAAATTGTTGATAAGTGTCCACGCGGGGTCGCAGCAGTGGGTGGCTTCGGATTGCGAAAGGCGGAGGGTCTCTGATCCACTTTCCGCGCTTGAATCTATCCCAACAGATGAATGATTCATCGTTTTCAAGTGAGTTAAGGCAGGAGTGATGACGGACTTCCAAAGCGAACCAGTCAAAAGACGCTGCGCCCAGAGAAAGGGTATAATCGCGCCAGTCCATAACAGTTTTTTCAACGCATGGAAATATTGCCTCTTCATCAATAAAGACCATATATAGCTTCTTAATGTCAATCTTGCCATGTGTATATAACTCCGTTGTCAAGTGCGCAAGAGTCAAGCTATCTTTACCGCCCGAAAAAGACATATACACTTTTGCGTAAGTGTCAAAAATATTTATAATGCGCTGCCGCGCCGCTGTTACAACATCTGCGTTAAGCTCACGGTTAATAATCATCTATTATCGTTCCGCATTTAGGACATACTATTACATATTCATCTGTGCTGCCTTTCGGTATAGTTTTGGGTGGTTCGTTGTCAGATTTCTTTCCGAAATTACCGATATAATCTTCTGTAAGTTTGTCAAGCCCCGCGGATATATCCTTAAGAAAGTTACTATCAAAACCCGGCACGTCAAAATCATCGAAAGTTTTGAGTATCTCAGTTATTCCTTTGTAATCGTCAACACCAAGGTCAAATATCTTATTATCCGAAATCATAAGTTTAAGTTTTTGGTCGCGTGTCAGATTCGGGATTCTATACGCCTGTATAGTCGGCTCATTGAGCATCAGGAATGCGTCAAGCAGGCCATTGCCGGCAAGCACAATGTTATCTTCGTCAATGATGATAGGCCGCGTTTGGCCGAACATTTTAACTGCGCGGCAAAGCTCCTTCAATTGAACTTCGGGATGTTTGCGGACAGATATGTCCGAGCGTTTCAATTCGTCAAGGATGATAGTTTCTATTTTCATACGGCAACGGTTGCGGCTAACATTTGATGCGTGTCATCTGTAGGGCCGAAAACCGAATCGGGATGAAATACCACGATGTCCATTTTGTGATGGTCTGTGTGGAAGGAATGGATAGAATTTTTTGGAATGATAAAAATATTACCAGTCTCCATAAGCTCAAAAAATCCGTTAGACTTACAAATGCCAAAACCCTTAATTATAATTCCCGCGCGTAAAGATGGATGTGTATGCGGTGTCTGGTCAATCAACGGGGGAAAATGCAGATAATTGAGGCAGGGATTACCAAGTTTTAAAGGCGCTATAATCGTTGTATCTGAGCAGCCGTTAATATATCTGAGCCTGCCGGTTTTTTCTATTGGGCCGCCTACAGTGAATATCCCTGTGAATGTCTTAATGTTGCAATATAGGGCGCGGCAATTGAAATAGCTGACTGTGCTACATTCCGGCAGACAGGTATACATACCAGTTGTCAAATTGTAAGAATCATTAATGCGGAGAGTTCCATTTTGTATAGCAACGTATGATGTGCCGGATGGCGTTATAATGTGCCCCGAACCGTCAAGGGCGCGAACCGATACGGCTTTGTCATCGTATGTGTCTGTGATTGAAATGCCGCTCATGCTTAAGCTGCCACAGCGCGGTTAATTATTCGGGCCTTTTCAAGGTTTTCATCCATGAACCAGTATTTATAGCCGTCGCCAAGGTAAAGATATTGACGGGAAATTTTGTAAAAAAGTTCCCACTCTCCATGTTCGCGGATAGCGCTATGCAACGCTAAAAAGATTTCCTCATTATTAGGGCTACGCACAATGTACCAATGCGGCCACTGGGGCATTGTCTTGGCGTATGTCCAGTGGATATTATCAACCGAACGCCGGAGATTGTGAAACTCCATGCCGGTTATGATACCGGCGCGGCAAATGCGGATAAAGCGGATAAGCGGGATATTAATTGACAAAAAGTGAGTACAGTTTTGAGTACACTTTGATAACAAACTGCTTGCTTATGCTATCAGCTGATAGTATATTGTAACAGAAGCTCACGGGAGTTTCACCGCGAAGCGCAAAAACAAAAAAGAAAAGGGGTTCAAAATGGGATTTAGAAAGTGGAAGCCAAGTAAGGCAGCGATAGCAGAGTGGAAGGCAAAAAAAGAAGCTGCCTAAGCTAAGAGTAACATAGATCTTGATAGTGATAGTGTATACCTAATGATTCAAGGCATGTATGTTCGCCTATCTACCCATCGCATGGAACTATCCAAACGCCACGATGATACTCGTATAGGCGGCGCTATTAACCGGTCAGACGTACAAGCATCCTTTATATGTGCAAAACTTGATAGGCCGGAATTTAAAGCTGAAATCAGGCGTAAGATAGATGCCTGCGAATCGCTTGAATACGTCTTCGGACGGCCAAACGAGGTGAAATCATGCGTAGCATAGCCGATTTGCGCACACGCGCATTAATACACCTATCAGCGGCCATAGCAGGCCGCATAACATCTGATAAGGTGCCGGTAACGACAGACGCTCTTAACCGCTTAGTAGGCGCTATGATGGCCGCAGGGATGGAAGAAGAAACAGCACTGCGCCGCGTTATAGATAGCGAAATAGTTGTCAAAGATAATGATTTGATACTACTTGACGGCAAGGGTAATGCTGTTGCCGGATATAGGTTATTCGATAAATAAATACGGCACAGTTACATACTATAATTTTACAAGGAGAAAAATATATGGAAAGCTTCATATCGCCGGAAGATTTCTTGGTCAAACATCCTGACTGCAAATTAGACAAATTCAGTGACGGTGTGTATCGTATTATTGATGGTAAAACACGAGGATTTAGATTAGTGCGACAGGGTGCAGATGGTGCTCACTGGAAAATTTATCAAAACCCAGTAGCTATATGAAAAAACGACACTCCGATTGCAAACGCGCAGATGGATTCTGCGCGCTTTGCGAACTATCATCCGGTAGAACCGATTGCCACGGGCTTAATATACCTAACTTGCTCTATTGTAGGCAATTAAAAGGCTGGACGCTTAGGCAGTTATCGTCAGATACCGGCATTAAGATTGCGGCTATACAGCAGTGGGAAAGCGGCCGTAGGTCTATTGGCAATGCGTCAGCCGTCATGGTTGCCAAAATAGCTAAAGCCCTTAGTATATCTGTTGAGGAGTTAATCAGGGATTAAACTTGAACCCCGCATCAAATAGGGGCTTTGTGAAGCAGTGGATTACCCAATCAATACCACTGCATAATGTGCCATTTACATTGTATAGATATGGTGGATCACCGATAGCATTTTCTTCTACTTCTGTAGATTCAACTTCCCACCCGTCATCATATTTTGATTTCAAGATATATCCTATCTCTTTAGGTGATTTATGAGGTTTTAACGGATCATTTTTGTAGTATGTTTGTTCATATAACCTTAATGATTCAAAACCATCCTCGCGTCTTTCATATTTAACACTAAATTGCGTACCATTAGCGACACGAGATATTACAGTTGATAACTCCAAAAGGTTATTACAGCAATTTGGATTATTTTTGTTGAGAAGCTTCCCTACAAAATTCAAAAGTCCCATATATTACTCCTTATTATCGTTATCTAACAAATATTCAGCCGCAAAACTCTTAATTAGCGCATCTACAATCCCCCGTTTTTCAGGTGGGAGTGTTTCGTATACGTGCATGATAGCCGGGTTGCCGCCGCGCTTTTCGGCAATATCGCGTAATCCTTTTTCGTCAACAAACTTCCAAAACTTCGCCATTGTCTTAGATGACGGAGCATTTCGACCGCTCTCAATATAATTTAGGCATTGAGAGCTTATGCCAATAGCTTTAGCAAGTTCTGTTTGTTTATACCCTAACGCATATCGGACACGCCGTATCATAGCTCCATTATCCATTCATACCACCTTCTGTATATTGAATATACGTTCAAGATTTAATAAAAGCAAAGAGAATTTAATTAAACCCTAAATATTTTAGTGTTTTATAAAAAAGTTGTTGCATTTATTAAAATATTATGTTATATTATATATGAGGGCGGTAAACAGGAGAACAATAAACAAAAAGGGGGTGTTAAATGCTGATAGGACAATATGTTAAAACTCTGAGATTTTGCAGGATCAAAATTGATGCGGTGTTTAGCGCAGATGCTAAAGAGGCCGCAGTCAGCGCCGGATTTACAGAACCAACACATTATCAAGACATAGATTGGATAGTGTACGGGAAAAGTATCGGACAAAACAGAATGATCTTCGCAGCGGTTGGTCGTGAGTAACAATACCTAACCGGCGGCCTTAGCGCCGCCAGAATTGGATCTTAAAATGTCAAATGACAGATTTATACCCGAATGGGCGAATTTCAAAAGGATTAAGACTTTGGCCGCGGAACTGGCGAACAGTGACTATAATCCTATCAAGGAAAAAGCCAAGGCTTTGGTTATTGAGCTTACAGACGAAGAAAAAACATGCAGGAGTACCGTCATCGCCCTTACCGACATTATCTACGGCAGGGCTGACAGCGATAAATGCTCAGATTGGTGGACGGCTAATAATCTGCGCAATGTCGTCAGTGCTTACTACTTTGGGATTGAGATGGCGCAGCGTCGCTGTTATGGGATGTAAAATTTAAGTTTATATAAATATAAGACGATACTAACATTCACACATTGGAGATATATGTATTTCACAAACCCTCAAACATTGGAAGACCTTAAACAGCAATACCGGGCGCTTGCGCTCAAGCACCACCCCGACAAAGGCGGTGATACGGCCATAATGCAAGCCGTATCCGCCGAATATGAGCAGCTTTTCGAGAGGCTCAAAGATACCCACCGGAATAAGGACGGTCAAATTTACACCGCTTCGGCGCCCTCAGACGAAACCGCCGCTGAATTCGTTGCCATCATCAACATCTTGATGAAATTGGACGGCCTGATTATCGAAATCTGCGGCCGCTTCCTGTGGCTAACTGGAAACACCAAAACGCACCGGAACACCATTAAGGGGCTCTCCTTCCGGTGGAGCCATAACAAGCGCGCTTGGTATATGCCGCCGAAAGGTTATCGCAAGATCTCACGGACTGACTGGACGCTTGCCGATATTCGCCACCGCTTTGGTTCAGACGCCGTGTTTTCGCAAGGAGCAGATAAAATAACAGATGATTTAGTGGCAGCTTAATTTTAACATGAGAGGAGTATTTATGATGTTTGACGGGCAGCAAGTTTTATCGCGTTACCGAGAATTTATAGGTGATGATCATTTTTTTGCGATGATGCGAATGAAAGGCTTTGATCACATACCCTTAACCGGCGAATTCCCACGAGAATTTTGGATGGATAAATTTTCGACAATTGACGAAGATTTCAAACTTTAATAACAGATGGGTAAACCATCGGAAAGTAGATAGTATTATGACAAAGAAGAAGACTACTACGGCCGCGAAGAAAGCGCCGGCCAAGAAGACCAAGACGGCGGCGAAGTCCCCCACGAAAAAGACTGCTGCCAATAAGACAGCGGCGGTGAAAAAAACATCGTCGGCGAAAAATCCGGTCGGGACATTTGATCCCTCTGTTTCAATTGACCGTATTATTGTTGTATCGAATATACGCAAATATGAAGTGACGCAAGAAAACGATCCCGCTCTTGCTGACCTTGCAAGCAGCATAAAGGCGTATGGCATACTTGAACCGCTTCTGTTGCATGCGGTTGATGGCGAAAACAGTTATGCAGTTATTGCCGGACACAGGCGCCTTTGCGCGGCCAAATCCGTGAAGAAAAAAGATGTCCCTGCCGTCATATATACCGGATTATCGGATAAGCAAATTCTTGAAATGCAGTTGTCCGAAAACCTGAACCGCAAGAATCTGAGACCTACAGAAGAAGCTACTGTTTATGAGCGTATGCATTCGGAGCTTGGTTATACGCACGAAGAAATTTCTGCGCGAATAGGCAAGAGTGAGAGGCATATACGGCGCTACATCAGGCTTTTGTCTCTGCCGGAGAAATTCCAAAGCAAAATTGACATCGGCGACATTAGTTTAATTAAAGCTGAGATGTTATGTTCCTTGCAGCCTCATATCTTGGACTCAATAGCCAACGGGGCTTACAGCTATCTGCTCAACTCAAGTTGCTCAGGCGGTGAATTTTCAGAAGCTATTAAGCGATACTTTATGAAGGATTTGAGTGGGTATATAAAGTTTGACCTTAAGAAAGAGTATCAGGATGAAGAGGGTAACACATATCCACCATGCGCAAAATGCGCCAGTAAGAAGCAGGGCGAACTTTTTGAAGAGTTCGCAAATTATGACGCCTGTCCGAATCCCGATTGCTACCGCGCAAAAGAGGAGATTGTAGAAGAACAAGAGTATAAGAACTCCGTGAGTGATGATGACGACGACGACGACAACGATTTCCAAGAAACTCCTGAAGAGATGGAAGCACGACAGAAGCGAGAAGAAAAGTGGGAAAAAGAGAATCAGAAGATTGCCATTAAAGTTGAGTATTACATTCAGCGCAAAACTGAGAAAGGCTTTTCCGCAACCGATTATTTTTATAACGATGATGACTCGCTTGGCGGAAGTTATTGTAATCAAAATGATATTTTAAATGAATTGTATGTCAAGCATGTCGGAAAGACCGAAGAGCAGTTGAAACAGAGCGGTACGTATGAGGAGATCATTAAAGCCAAGGCAATTTACAATATATACTTAGACACTGACTATAGTGACGAAGATGACATAGCCAAATGGATCGGCTGTGATAAATACCCCGAAGAACCTACTGAAAGTGAAGAGCCTTCCCATGCGGATGAAGAGGTTACTAATAGCGATGAGGTTACCGAGGAAGATACGGAATAGGCTCCATTTATAACATAACAATCTCCGGCAGGGGAAAGTCTACCTCTGCCGGATTTCTCACTAAAAACAATAAGAAAAGGCGGTCAGGGATGACATACGGATATGTTAGAATTTCAACAGACAGACAGGATTATGATAATCAGAAGTTTGAGATTGAAAACTTTTGCAAACGTCAGAATATCGAAATTGACGAATGGATAGAGGAAATTGTATCGGGAACCAAAGATCCTAAAAAGCGTAAACTTGGTAAGCTCTTAGAGATTGCCAAGGCTGACGATCTAATTATATGCGGAGAGATCTCCCGCCTTGGCCGGTCAATGTTTATGATAATGGATATTTTGAAAGGCTTGTTGGAAAAAGAAGTAAAGGTATGGACTATTAAGGACAACTACCGGCTTGATAACAGTATGCAAAGCAAGGTCTTGGCGTTTGCTTTCGGTTTGGCCGCAGAAGTTGAAAGGGACATGATCAGCAAGCGGACAAAAGAGGCTCTTGCGCGTAAGCGCGAATTGGGTATTCATTTGGGTAGACCTATGGGAGCCAAAAATTTAAAGACAAAGTTGTATGACAAGCGGGAAACTATAACTGATATGGTGACGCGCGGACACTCTATAAGCGAGATCGCAAGGCAGATTGAATGCAGCCGTGATACTTTACGTAAAGAAATTAAAATAATCGGTATAGATCACACCTCATACCAAAAAATACCTATGATCTATGCGCTGCGCGGGAGCGTATTAGATAACAAGGCCGATACCGTAAAAATACTGATAGATAGAGGCAAGGCAATATCTGATATAGCTATGATAATGAAAGTCCATTGGGTAACGGTTGACAAGTTTTTAAAGAAGAGAGGTTGGGCAACAAACAGAGACGCTATTGGATTGAGTGAACTACAATATCGTAAATATGTCCGGTCAGTTACTAAGAAGTCCTTAAATCTTAGCTGCTGCTTAAATTGAAAGGGTTGATAATATGAACAAATGTGTCTGTGAGATTGAGTTTGAATGCGGCGCCGGTGACGATCAAAAGTCATGTGATTATTTTGTAGAAAAATCGGCTGTGTATCCTGACTCATGCACTTACAAAACTGAATATGATAACTGTGATTGCAAGCATGCTAAGGAAGACGCATGGATTGAGAGGATTGGATGAGAATACGCATTGGTAAATCAAACAAAGCTGCTTCCGATGAGGCCATTAAATTGTTAGATGATATTATGGGCCGGATGAATAAGACACCGGATAAGGAAGAGGTCATCTTATCAAAGGAGATGCGTGAGCAAGCGAAGCCGGCAAGCGGTAACTAAGGAGTATGAGCTTGTCAAGCTGATTAAGCAAGCGTCTGGCGGACAGTATCACTCATGGCAAGTTTGGGATGACTTTATCTATATGGCTGCGGCTGCACTGTCGCAGCCATTAGATTTTGAAATTATGCTTTACTATTGTGTGAATTTCTACGACAGTTTTTTCAATTTCATGCACATCGCGCTGCAAAATAGAAAACTCTCCTTTGTCTATCTGACCCTTTTCTATAGCTCCCAGACGGCCAAATACTTCCATATCCTGAGTGCTGTGCTTTTCGATGTGTTTATCAAGAGAGGTGCCAACTCCTTTAGATTCCTTGATTGCTTCGTTAATTCTTTTATCTAAATCGGAATATTGAGTATCCCTCTCCAACTTTCGGAGCTTAGTCCGTTCAATTTCTGACTCTTCTTTTGCGTCAATAAGTTTTTTGGAGTTACCTGAAATTTTAATTATCCATAGAGAAAGCACGGCAACTGCACAAACCATAAATAGAGCCATAACCTGATAAGGCCCTTCTATGTTTTGAACAATATTTGCCAATTCATGGATCTCATCCATATGCCTCCCTTAAACGGTTGCAAGTTTTGATATAGCTTCGCACCAGAACTTACTCCAAGTAACTCTATGAGGCTTACCCGGGCGCCAATTACGTATATAATATTGCCAAGCTGCTTCTTCGTTTTCAAGCGTTGGTTCCGGTAAGGCTCTTGGATCCGTCCAGAGCAGAAGACGGGCGTATATACAGGCCAGAGTGTCCTCATAAGCAAGCGAAGCCCAAACAGCGTCACGGCTGATGGAGCCAACGAACCTACGTGCGAACAACTGAGCGCGATCCTGTGTTGAATGATGGCTCAAGACACCTACCACGCCGCCGCCCGCCTCAAACTGCCATAGGCCGCGAGCAGGGCCGCGGGTAAATTGACCGGTAATAATCTGAAACCGGTGCTGTAAACGGCTCTCCTGCATTCCTATTGCGTACAGCATAGCCCTTGCTTGCGGTGAAGACCGGATGCCGTGCGGTTCCAGTTCGGCAAGTGCAGGGTCTATAATGTCGGTAAGGACATTGATCGTTTTGGGCGGCGTGTATGCCAGTTTCAAAATTTCGGCCATGGCCGGATCAAGTATGTTTCGTAATGCGTCAAGCGTTATCATATATTACTCCTTTCAATTCGTGTAACAAGACGAATCAGCGCTTCCGGCACTGCCCGGTATTTGCGCTATGGAGCCGCCCGTATATAATACTGAGCACCCCTGAAGCACGTACTTAGCTCCATTTGTAATATTGCCGCTAAAGGTTGTACCGGATACGATAGCGGATGAATTAAATTGGGCGTAGAAAACGGCTGAAGAAGCGGCGCCGTTAACCACAATGTTCGCATTTTCAAAGTTTACAGTAGAACATTTTTCGATGTGGAACATATTAACAAAATTGCCGCTAATATCAATCACGGAGTTATTATCTGATTGGGTTAGAATACCGCCATTGAATAAAAGTATTCCGTAGTTACCCGTGTTCGATACGATTTTAAGAGTTCCCTCTACGAAGGTTCTTGAATTACCAACAAACAATAAACTCCACTTATTGTCTGAAGATATGGTTAGATCACCAAGTTTAAGAATGTTCATTGTGTCAATATATACATCCGATACAATAGTATTATCTCCATTGCCGGTTAGATGAACCATATTGAGGCCGCTGATTGTTCGGTTAATAGTTATACCGGGATAATTACCATCATCCATTTTAATTTTAAGAGTGTTTGCGCACTTAAAATCGCAGTTAGCTACTACCCAATCGTAAGCGATCTGCGGTGTAGCAAATGGTGAATCAAGGCCGCCTGTTGCGTCATTACCGGTAGTAGATACATTGAGTGTTAAATCTGAATATATCGGTATTCTGCCGCCTTCTATCATCTGCCAAGTTACTTTTGTCAAAATACTCCCTTGTTAAGATTAAACGATATAGTCAGGCATAGGAACGGTCTTGCCGTTGAATCCGGGAAGCCTGCCGTTTTCTGTTGTCCATCCGTTTGCGTTTGTAAATAGGCCGCCAAGAGTACCGTCCGCTTTGATAGCCGCAGCTGAAATATCGGCCCCATCGGGACTATTAGGCCCTTTATTACTCCAATTATTATTACCATGAGAGTTTAAAGTCTCTGTGTATGCATAGCAGTTATTAATTGACACCATTAAACGAGAAATTCTATAGCCCCCATCAATTATACTGTGTAAAGATACGCAGCTTGATATATTAAGTCCCTGTGTAGAGTCAACTGCTATTCCAACCGCATTATTTGAAAAGTTACCAGTGATCTTCCCAACGCTGTAGCAATTAGTAATAGTAGTATAGCTTTCTAAAACTCCAGTAGAAGACCCTGAGGCTCCTATTATGCTTCCCAATGTGAAGTTACCGGACACATTACCTATTGTATAGCAATCTGATATTTGGGAGTTGTAGGCCAATCCTGCTAAAATACCGCATGTACTATCACCTGTTATATCTGCATTTTCAATGCCTAAATTTTTAATTTGAGCGGATGAAATAAAACCAAATAACCCTATTATACTTGTGGTAGTGTTGATAAGTAAGTTACTGATAACATGGCCTCTACCGTCAAAAATTCCACTAAAGACAGCGAGGCCTGTGTTAGATGCTACCCCGATAGGAACCCAACCTTCCCCATTTGAATATCCTAATAAGTTAATATCACCTGTAAGCATTACAGTCTTACCCTCAAAACTATCTGCCGGTAAATCCTCAAATGTTCCATTGACAATAGATGCAAACTCAGCAAGCTCCTCAGCAGTTCCTATCTTATAGTCATCACCTTCGGTATTATCTAAATACCAGTGCGGAACCTTTGGCGCCGGATAAAGCGTACGCATATCAATAGCTATTCCCGCGGGCGGTGGTTCACTAAAGACTACCTTCGGTACAGTATCGCTCATGTCAATCGTATAGTCTCTGCCCCAACTCTGAACCACACCGTTGAACGTAACCAATATAGTTCTTGCATGGCTTTTAGTCAGGCCGCGGAATTGAAAATCAGTAGTGATACCGTCGCCAAAACTGCGGGCTGAAATAGGTTCCTGTTCAAGATATTTTAGCCATTCGTCTCGCGTTACAAGGGCCAGTGACGTGTCAACTACTAACTCCCAGTTACTTACATCCAAAACTTCGATTGTAACCCTGATTATCTGCGCGGTGGAACCACCCTCAGAAATCAGAGGCTTATACGACGCAGGCCAGTTAGATACGGCAATAACATTACCAGAAGCGTCAATTACAGAAGCTTCACGGATCCAGAATCCGCCGACATTTTCCGGCACAATACATTCAGCAATGAGCCAGAACGGATTATCAGGATCAACGTAAATTCTATTGATATTCACGCGGTATTTTTCGTTCCATAAATCCGCTTGGCCGGTTTGCGGTAAGTCACCCTGCCTGTTACCGTTGCCGTCTATCCAAGTATGACCTTCACTGTCACCAACGGCCATTTGTGCTATTTGGCCGGACGGGCCGCCGTTGTAAGCATTAACGGATATACTCTTCCCATAGGGTGTAAGCACTGAGCCAAAAATCTGATCTGCCATATTTATTCCCCCTTAAAGATTTTACCTGACGTCTGTGATAGACGTAGATTGCAAGTTGCAATGACAGTCTCCATTTCTTGTACCTTTTCCTGCACCCATTGTTTGTTACTCATTTTTATCCTTTCTATATGATTATTTTGTATATATGCACCACAAGTCATATGCGAAACCAGTACCGCTTGTTGGAAACTGAAATTGCCATCTAATATTATTGTTTGACAAAAACAATATCGCCTCTTCGCCAAAAGCATTGGTGCCCCACGCCCTTTTGCCGGCGCTCCCTGTTCCGCCTCTACTATACCAACCGCCTGCTGATATAATGTTAATATTTGTTGTCCTCGGATGATCTATTTCAAAAAAATTATTTGATCCGGACGGTGATCCGGTTTTTCGTACGCCAAAACTGCCATCCGGAAACGCTATCTCTTGATTGACGGGCCATAGATGCGGGGACATGGCAAGCCACGGATTATAACTAACGCGGGAATCATCAAAGGATAGTGTTAATGCGCCCCTGTCGAGATACCACCCGTTGATACCTATTATCATACCGTTTGCTAATTGCACAGACGCATCGTTAAAATCATTACCGTGTCTAACAGCCAATATAATGCCGCGTCTTGTTTGTAAAAACAAGGAAGTATTTTGGTAACTATCAACATAAAGAGTAACACCTGAACCGGGAGACTCATTATTGGTATCAAATGTTGCAAATAAGCAATCCCACCTCCGAAGCGGTATACGTGTCCACCCTGCACCACCTGTTGTCGGAGTTGATCCAACAGCATTACCATTTATACGGAGCAGTGCGGGTCTATTTGTAGCATTAACAGGATGTTTAACCAAGTCCTTATATCCGGTTGAGTTAGCAATAGGCCGCATCAATGGCAATACGAGAGCAATACCGTTAGCGCACTCTAAAAACGCAGTTGTACTTTCAGCATCTCTTACCCACCAAGTACCCATGAATATTACTGTTGCAGCATTTGATTTTAACAATGGGACAAAAGGAAACTCATAATTATTTGCGATATCGCTTAGCCCGGGGCTGGCATCCCAATCTACCTTATTTTGCCGATCATCTCTGTAAGGGATATTAGTAATAGGCGCACTTACCTGACTTACATTTGATATTGATTCTATGTCATTAGAATGTCCAACTACTCTCAGGGATACGGCGCGGACATTGCCGCCGCCATGCCATAACCATATGTCAATAGTTCCATTTGCAACACCGCCATTATATACAAGCCTTACAAAGTCGTCTGCGCGAGATCCAGAATACGCGCAATAATTATTGTTAGTTGCTGACGTAGCTCTATTGTCAGAGGAGATGGTAATGTCGAATGTCGGACGTACCTGTGAGCTTAAGGAGTGTTCGAGCATAATACGAACACTCCGATTTGTGCCGTTAGGCCTAAATCTAAAAGCAAGGTTCCAAGACCCAAGCACTACAGTAGCTTGATCAAGCCATTTAGTGCCCATGATAGCTAAAACGTTTGCTTCTGTGGGAATGGCGGGTATAGCGTGCCTGTGATCAGCACGGGCGAAGTTAGGAGATGTGCCCTGTGTAACTGTTTGGGTTAGCGCGGGAGTGCTGATGTCTGCTCCGATTGGCAGCTCTGACCTATCGACCTTATTATTGATTTGACTTTGTAAACTTTGAGCGGTACTCTCTAATGTTGAAACTCTGCTCTTAATGCTGTCCCATCCGTTGACACTTAATACACCATTGTAATTCACATATCCCGTTCCGTCTGCGATACTGCTGTATATACCGCCAAGGACTGACTGCGTAGCAATAGCAAGCTCAAAATTCGGTTCAACAAACCACTGTTGAACTCCACCTACATCAGCACCAAACGTATATCTCCTATTATTTTCATCTAAGTTGACAATATGAGAACCATCTATAGGCTGCGAACCCTTAGATGAGATCCAAGCGTTTGTGAGATCAGATTGAGATGGACTCTGACCCAAAGACGCAAATACATATCCGGCGCCTTGCAATCCGGCTATATCAACAATCGCTTTTTGCAGTGCCTGATATGTTTCGGGATTCATAACGCCCGATATATCTTCGTTGATAACTGGAAGCGGATAAAGATATGTGCTTGTAACTCCTGTTTTCAGGTTTGTATAATCAATGGATAGCTTGACAGTTGACTCGTTAGCAAGTACCGCCATATTAGCTTGAATCTCTATATCAAGCGAATTATTAATTTTATCAAGTTCAGCGGCCAGATCTACTACGTCAGATATTGAATGCTGATGACTGGACGGAAAGCCTTTAATAAATCTGTACGTCCCATCATTTACCCGTGCGACTAATTCGCTTGTATCAGTTGCAAAACCGAACATACCAATACGGATACGATCACCGTTAAAGTTACTCTTTATGTCTAATACTCTTATTACATCAGCGTTCATATAACCATCCAATTTCTTGAATTGTTTCCGGCATATCACCGGACTCATTCATAATATCACTGTCACCAGTTTCCTGAATGACAATTCTGAGCGGTAATACCCTTCCGGTCACTGCGCCATACATCCCCACTGCTACATATACCGGAAAAGTCTGCTCGCTTCCGCGTGATATTTGCGGTAATACATGTCCCACCTCAACAGACTGGAATGCGTGAGCCAGATATACTTTCGCTCTCCATGCCATGATAGCCTGAATCTTGCGGAGATAAGACCGTACATTTTTTAGGTTATTTACAATACGTACAATATCTTCCTGTAAACCCTCATATGATCCCTTTTGAGAAGTATCAACAAAAACCTCAAACTCATAAGGAGCCATTCCCTGCGCTATACCCTGTGGTTCCCACCACTCTACAATATCAATGGGCATATTAAGCATTTCGCCTATTTTTCCTATAGCCCAACGTGTTCCTTTATGCCAGTGCAGCTGTATGGCTAATTTTACAAGACCGCGTTTTTCTTCAATATTTGAAGTGAGTGAGTAGCCCTCATAATACCCAATATTCCACTGCCAAGCCAAATTATCCAATGCCTGTTCATCTAATTCGTCAATTCGGCTGTAAACAAGCATACTTTTTAAGCGTTCGTCAAAGCTCTCAAATAGCTTATCAAGACATTCAGAAGCGGCCTTAAATTTAGGGTCGTCCTTAACGCTTGACGGAAGCAAATCGTTGAACTTAAAATTTGACAGTGTTACGCTCAAAGTTAGTCCCTTATACAACGCGGCGGACAGGTTTTCCACCAGTTGCCAGAAAAGAATATTTTTAGCTTTTGACAATACGGTAAAATCACGTTATAAATTTCCTTATCTACTAATTGTCTGCATTCAGAGCAGTTTCGCGGCTTTTCAGTTAAGTCATCAGCCCACGCCTGTACGCAATCATTCACCTTCAATACCGCCTACTATTATTTCACTGCTCTCTATATGCGCCACGGTATCAAAACCAAGTCGTGTAAATTCAAGGCCGGTTAATTCAATGCGCTTTGCGCCTGCCTCTCTACAGCGTCTAACGAGTTCATCAGGATTTATGTCGCGGCCTATCCGCTCAATCTGCCACGTTTCATATCGACTAACCGCTGTCTTTATCCGCTCTTCAATTTGAGCGAATTCTACGCCCTGAGTTGACGTAATAAACCACTTGATAGTGTAGTTAATTGGTTCAGTCTTTATCGGCTTCACATTCACTTTATCAGTAAGCGGCCGGACATTCTCCACGTTAAGAGCCTCAATAACCGCATTAATTTCCGCGCCGTCTTCCTGTGGAATGCCGCCGCCTTTAAGCATTACGAAAACATCAACTTCACCAAGCCTCTCACCGTCTCTATCTTCGGGCCCTACAATGGTTGCATCGCCGATATTTCCGTGGGCGGTAAGCGTATAAAACAGATATGCAAGCCGTGCTCCGGCTGTAGAGAATCGTCCGGGAGACTGTCGCGTGCGGTTACGCAAACTTTCATCGTCTTCAATATCTGAACCGCCTGTTGTTTCAGTTATGTTCTCCACAGAGTTAACAAAAGCCACAACGTCAACAGCCCTGTTAATTTGAGCGGAAATAAGTCCATTAGCTTCTACTCCATTAGTTAAGCATGTGGCTGATACATCTCCGTACAACTGGCCGGCAGGGATTAGCAGGAGTGTATCAGTGGCAAAAAATATGCGGCCGTCCGCTGTTGCGCGGGTGCCTTGCGGAATAGCTGTAGCAACCTGACGCAATTCAGATAATGAATAACGAAGCACCGTTTTAGCAGGGAACGCCTGTAATCTAAAAACAGCAAGAAGCTCCGAAAGAGCTTCTAAATATGGTCCTGTAGAAGTGCGGAGGAAGTTTTGCTTTTGGTTCCAATCCATCACTGCGTTTTGTATAGACATAGGAAACGCAAGCGTATATAGGAGTAAGCGCATTGGATCACCGGGATATAGTGGGCGGTTTAGCGCACCCTCTGCCATAGTTATAATAGCGTCAATCACCTTGCCTGTATCTACATCTGCCAACTGATTTTGACGCTCAATAATATCCACTATTGCTGATATAAAGAGTTGAGCCTCTGCGGTAATAGAGATCTCTGTAGTGCTCTCCCAGAGCGCATTTAGTGACGCTGTGATATCATCTCTATCAATCATACCGAGCGCAAAATACGGCAGCTTATTAATGGCTTCATCGTCTAAACTCATAAGAGCGCCCCTTCCTTAATCGTATATCTCACAATCGGAATAACTTCTCCATTGCTCAGATTGCTCTCCTGAAAACTGATGCTTGTTATCTCCGCTCTTGGCTCATTGCTGTTAATCTGATTTGTTAAGTCCATAATCAGACTGGCCAGAAGCGTATTAACAGGCATATCTATAATATCAGTATTAATCCCAAATAATCTGTCTAATACAAGTGAACCGCGCCATGTCGTTATGATGGTACGTATGTTCTGAGCAATCTCACGCTCAACAGGGGGATTGATCTCTATCTCTGTCAGCGGATGCCCTATTATTTCAAATTCTTTTCTGCTCATTATTTCCATCCTGTAAAACTGCGTTCTGGAACTCCATTTTTGGCCGCGTCGCTTGCTGTCCCTGTACCCGGAAGTCTTTCAGGCCCGCCTCTACCTGTAAAGTTTCTGTTCAATTCATCCTGACGCAGTTTTTGTGCTGATACAGTTGGTAAACTGTCAACATATTCGCGTAATGACAAAGCTACCTTCATTACGGATGGACGGCCATGAGACCAGTGAAGCTCATCACCTTCACAACTACGGATCGTAAACAAGCCATGATTTTTTCCGCTCAGATAAACCGGCTTAGGTTGACCGCTTTCACAGGCTTCTTCTATCTTTTGGTAAGCGGTTAAAGGTTCAACTCCAAGCGTGGCATGAAGCGTCATCTCAAAATCTAAACTCTTTAGATCACGGCCAACAAATTCGCTCACCGGTGGGCCGTTAATAACTTCATGCTCAATGTGTCTGCCAGATGATTGACGTACTAAATTTTCAAAAGTGTGTACCCAAAAACTTGATGCGGCAAATATTATATCTCCAATAAATCCTACAAACGGAGTTAAGGATAAAGCCTTGGCAAGCGCAATCTCTGCCGGATTGCTAATTATACTGCCAACGGTGGTAGGGCCTAATATATTACCCAATGTTATATTAGATGGTAGAGGGTTAAAGATCATGATATATTCCCTGTGCCGGTACCTGTTACAGGGCCGCCGGTTGCGCTTGTTCCGGTAACAGTCGTTGAAACTAAAGCATTCTGTGTAATTTCAGCAATTACAGCCGCGGCGTTTGCATCACAAATAGCTCTAAGTAAACTATCATCTTCAGGAGAAAATGAAGCTTTTAGATTGTTAAGCATTCGCGCACTTAGACTGCTTACAGACATCGGCATAATCTTAATCCTTAAAGCGCCGTCTTTGTCGTATTAGACGGATTCAAATGAAAGACTCCATATACAGGGCATGGGCTTTTAGCGTGAATTACGCCCTCAGACGCACCCTGACCTAAGTTTACGGACGAACAATTTAAATTACACGCCGAACTTTGAACATTCAAGGTCTCAGAAGTAATATCAAAGTCAGACTCAGTCCCAACAACAATACCATCCTTAACAGAAACTGATAGGGTACCACCATTCTCTCCTTGTATATCTATTTCAGCATTACCTTTAATATTGACGGTTAGCTTATGCTCTTTTCGGTCATATTCAAAGATAGTGTCATCTTCGTATTTAGTATAATGTTTATCTTGATCAACAATTGGCGGAACATCTTTAACGTTATAAATAGAAAAAGCTATAAACCCGGCAATAGGGCCATTGCCTAAGAATATACACGCTACAAGTTCTCCTATGTCAGGCATCTCATAGCTCTTATTCTTTAGCGTCCAACGCTGCGCAACCATAAGCGGGGCAGATACCATATCATCAGCATCGGGAAATTTAACGCGCGCCGTGCAAGTATCAGGGTCGGTGCTTACCACTTCACCTACGCGAAATATGCTGCGAAAAGCCGCCGCTGTTTCTGCATTCATATTAATATCCTAAGGTTCCACGTAGTGTTAATTCCGTGTTATAACCTGCTGAAACGCTGTAACTATGCACAATTTCCTCTATATTCCATATGACAGAATCCCACCGCTGAAAGCCAGATACGTTCACATTCATACCGCTGTATAAGTCAGGCCGGCCCATGAGCGATACAGAGCCTCGCACTTGACGCATATTCTTATTGCGCAGCGCGGCACGGGCAACAGCCTGAGCCTCCGCAAGACTTGTGACCGGTACGTTTAATTTCAAAATTTGCCCGACTTCCGGGTCAGGTATTGGATCTAAGTCAGAGCTGTCATCCCTACTCTTACCCTTACCCATATTTTCCGCTTTGTAGCCGCCTTTTAAACCGCTTATTCCATCAGGAGTGAATATGTAATCTATAAGCTCTTTCTTTTTCGGGTCAAAATATCTTACTTGACAAGCTGAGTAAATATCTGAACTATTCGCGTTAAACCGCGGCTGTTTAACGAGATCTCCTGTATCACGTATTATTAGATCAGGTTTTTTCGAGTCAAACTCATCGCCATTAAATATTAAAAGATACTTACCTGTTTTCTTAAGCATAAGCCCTGCATACTCGCATATGTCTACCAGATTTCTTAAATCGCTTATGCCATTCTGCTCCCATCTGTCTAAGATAGGATTATAATCCGAAAGAAACTTTAGCTCAAAACCGTGTTCATCAGCAATGTCCTGAGCAATCTGACGTATCTCTAAATTTTCCCATGCCTTTGAGTTTTGCTGCCGTCTTATGCTGTTTGTAATTCCGATAGATACTGCTGACATAGTGAATAAGCTATTTGGCCTTGAGTCATCTATGTCATCAATTTCAAATGTACCAAAATCGCGCGGGATGCTATCACCCGGAGCAAACCAGTTCTCAGCTATTATTTTAGCTGAGAGTTTAGCTCCGCGATCAGGAAACCAACATCCGCTCCAAAGCCCATTAACGTTTTGAAAAGTGACGCTTAGATCATCACCTTTATCATGTATTGTACGGTCAACATGGCGAATACTCTCCACATAGGGAGCAACGGAGCGTGATATATCTACATTGTTATATTGCAATTCTATCTTAATATTACGGGAATCCACACATTACCCCCTTGCCCAAGGCGGTAGAGGGGAAGACTGGCTTCTAAGTTTTGCAGGAATAAGTTGTGGGAATTTGATCGGCAAGCCGGCAGGCAGAGTCACATAATGATGGTACTCAGGATTAGCTTGTATAATTAGAAACGCGAGTTTTTCACTTCCATATACTTGTAAGGCCATAAAGTCCCAACTATCTCCCTGATTGCTTTCTGAGATTTGATATTCTACCATTATGACATCGCCACCCGTTGACGTTGATACATCATATCGTTGAACATCCGCTCAAAATCGCTCTTCAAATGCGAAACAATAGTCTTGGCTGTAGAATCAGCGTTGCTTGAATCTACTCCACCGGTAATATTGATAGTTGGTGAAAAGTTAAGAGTTCCGCCGCCAACATTCTTGGTGTTATTGTTCGTCACAGCCATAGCTTGACGTAAATTGTCAGAAGAGGGCTGCAACATAGGCGCTATATTTTGAATGATTTCCATTGCGCGTTTTGGCTTGGTAAGTGGTATCACAGCTTCGGGGCGCCCATCCTCTGCAACAATAGACGGTGACGTTGCAATGCCGCCGTTGCCGAATTTTGGAAGTAAGCCGGACACTGCCTTAACCGCGCTGCCGCCAATGTTACGTATACCCTCTGGAATCAGCCCTTTCACAGCGTCTTTAACTACGCTGCCGGCACTACCAAGAGTGTTGAGGATTCCATCTATAAATCTCTGTATCCACTCCTTGCCGGTGCTTATAAGATCAATTCCTGTGATAGCTTTTATTACTTCATTTCCTGCGTTGGCAAACATAATAGGGAGAGCCTTGAGCTTGCTTAAAAAGAACTTGCCCATATGAGCAAAGAAGCCCTTAATATCACCTTGTAAAGCAACCTGAACGGCTTCTATCGGGCCTAAAATGATGTCCTTTATCGGGTTTATAATATTTTGCAGCCAGTTTGGGAGTCCGCTAAAAAATCCTTTAATATCGTCTACCAAATCACTTATAAATATCGGTACTGTCTGCCGCATATTAGCGAAGAAATACACTACATCGTCCCAATGCTTAATAACCATGTATGTTGCAACACCAATAGACGCTATCGCAGCTATAACAACCGCAACAGGAGCGGATATACCGGCAACAGCAACAGCTATACCCTTAAACACTGGTATCATAAAGGCGCTTGCTTTTGCAAGTGCAATGGTGGTAGTTATAAGTGTTTTAGCGGCGGCTATAAACTTTATTGTTGCAACAACAGCGCCCATCAATGCGCCAACGATTCCGATAGCTTTTATCGCAACAAAAGCAACAGCTACTCCTTTTAATACGTTCGGCCATCCGCCAACTGATTTTGCCGCATTGTTAGCAGATATGGCAAACTGCACTACGGCATCTTTAGCCGCAAAGAGAAACTGTTTAACTTGTGGAAGATGGTTCTTAAATTCCTCAATAGCCTTAGTTACCTTTTGACCTATTAATATTCTATTATTTTTTATCCACTCAACAAAGGCGTAATTGACTTTAGTGAGCGGAACGTGCAGTTGCTGTCCTACAGTCATTATGAGGCCCTGTATAGACGCTTTAACGTCTGTCAGACTATTGCTGAACTCTACCGCGTTCTTACCGGATAAATCGTCCCATGTGACGCCTAACTCATCCGCACGGCTTTTGAGCCTTAGAATCTCAGCGGAACCGGCCTCAAGCATGGGAATCATCTCCCTACCTTGTTTACCGAACAGCTGAGTTACAAATTCAAGCTGCTGAGTTTCATTTGACAGTTTGGAGTATGCGTCTGACGCTTCTAAAAGTATACGGTTCCGTGATTTAACAGCGCCGGTTTCGTCACGAATAGACATTACGCGTTTGCCTTCAATATAAAGCTGATTCTTACCGCTGCGGGCCGCCTGATTAACAATAGTGTTCATCCGGCCCATCTGACTATTAAATGACTCAACAGAGAGTCCAGACTGATTCGCGGCATACGCAAGAGCGGAATATTCTTTTGTGGTAAGGCCAAGTTTCGAAGCGGTTTTAACTGCGTTATCACCCATTGATGCGGTCTTAGCGGCAAGGCCGTAAATGGCGGCGCCCACCGCTCCGCCTACAACCGCAATTTGCTTTATGGGGCCTATGATTGCCTGAGCTACATTTCCCCACGCTGCGCCCATGCCGGCAGCAGCTTTGTTGAAGTTGTTTAAAGCCGCGCTATGTTCTTTTTGTAGCTTGTTAAATGTCATAGCTTCCTGAGATTTCTTCGAAAGCTGCGCAAGCTGCGCGGCGGCCTCGCTGTTTGCCGTCTTAAATGACGGGTCAAGTTTGCCGCCTATCGCAAATGCCAACTCAAAGGTTTTTTTCAGGTTAGCCATACCTTAACCGCCATCTTCTTTAATTACTTCGCTGACTGTATTCGACCATTCATAAAGCCGTTTTAGGGGCATCTTTAAGTACGTATCAATTGACGTATTAGTGGCACGCGCAAGACGTACTACCATTTTCATCACTGTGGCGCGAACTGGCCAAGCCCCTGTGTTAAAAAACCATACGCCAACATGGTAATGGCCGTATAGTCAGGCGCCGAAAAGCCGCGCAGCTCGTTTACGTTAATCTTTGCCGCCCGTGCCGCTACATTTGCAAGATAAGTCTTTGAGTATTCGCTTGTGCTTCCGTCATTAGGGATTGAGCCTCTGATAGAGGCTAAATCTTCAAGATCGGCACCGGTCAAGCTGTCAAAATCTAACGTCAGGTTCTTAAATTCCACCCCGTTAATAGTAACTGGTTTCAACAGTTTGTATTCCCTAAGGCCGGAAACATCTAACTCTTTTAGATCGTCTTTAGGTTCTTTGGCTACCATTGTGTATTATTCTCCTTATAGTCCGATATTAGCGCGGATTCTTGCCAACATGTCCTGACCGCCAACCTCATATATGTAGTTAAGTTTGTCAAGTTTCTGTACTTGCTGCCCGTCAATAAATTCATTAATGACGATTACAGAAAATTCTACTGAACGGCCTTGGGCTTCTCCGGGATTAAAAGAGCCGATATTGTTACTCTTAACCATCATGCGCATAACGAGCTTGTGCTGATATTCCGTTACAGCTCCGGTTGCTGAATCTGTTTCCTGTATGCTGCCCCAAAACTCATAATCCTGATAGTTTTGGACAAACATATCGCGCATGGCTAAATGAGCTACTCTAAAATTAACGGTGCAGACTATGTCTTGAAACCGGCCTTTAACTACAGCATCAACAGGGCCGCCCATTCCGGCACCGTCTACGGAAGCGGTAATACCCTGTATGTTAGGACAGGTAATATCAACGCTTCCTATAATACGATTACCAGAAAGGAACATGCTGTAATCTTGAAGTATCTGTGGAACTTTATTAGACATTTATATTCTCCTTATGCAAATTCATTTTGTAAAAGGTATGGATCAAACTCCAGATTAAAATTTATCCGCTGCGCAGGCATTATCAGACCAAGCATTAAATGGAATGTGAGCATTCCGGCCATCAGCATAAGAACCGTATTATCATCAGTCCTTGGCGTAATAGTGCTGCCTCTTGCAAAAGCTCCAACTGTAGAGAGACCATCAAGGTTCATCTGTTCGCTGTTTGCGATAGTTTGAATCAGGCGGCGGTTATTGGGATCGTCTACCTTTTTCCACCATGTTAATATGAGTCCGTTAGCGTACCACGCTAATATGCGGCGGCTTGAAAGGAATGAGTCTTTAGGATCAGTATTACCCGGATATGCGGCTGTATATGCTCCCCACAGTGTATTGCCTTTTGAAAAGTTAAGCATGGTGGCTATACCGTTGCCGCGAATGAAGTTTGCTTGCGGTAGAGTCAACGAGATCTCTGTACCATCCGCGAGAACTGCCGCTTGACATTGCACATTCTTGTTTGAAGGTGTACTGAATGGGATAGCGTTTCGCGCTTTATCCTCAACAGCGGTGACACCGGCAGCATGAGTAGCAAGATTCATTAATCTTTCACCTACCCGAACCTTCGGCCAACACAGATACAGGTTCTCGCTTGTAAGACCGTTACTCATTTTGTAAGCCGGTACATCTGTGTATTTTGTAAGCGTATCAGTTGGCAAGTCGGCATAAGCTACTGCGTTAAATACCGCATTAATGCCAACTGCCTTAGCTGCCATGATCATAGCTACCGTAGGGTCTTGCGAAAAATTAGGGGCAATCAAAATACCGGGCACCATGCGGAATTTGGGAAAAGCCAACTCTACAAGCTCAAGTCCGGTGGTGGTTCCTGTTGCTACATCGTATCCGCCGATAACATCATCAGCCGTCACAAGCTCAGGAGCCGCATACTTGTAGGCGGCTTTAATTACGGCAGAAGATGCAAGGGCGGTTTCAAGAGCGCTGTCTTCTATAACGGTAATCACTCCGGTTATGTTGTTGACAACATAGTCAGTTCCGGCCACGTAAGCGGTGAGCGCAGCGTCCGTAACGGCGACACTGCCTATAATATCGGGATTCGCAAGTGTAGCTTTTCCCGCAATGAAGTTTGCCGTTTCATCAGTTACGTTTACGTTGTGAATATCAGGATTAAAGATATTCGCAAAAATAACGGGAGCTTTTTTATAAAGCTCAAACGAGGCAAAGGCTGCTTCACTCAATCCCCATTTGTTAAAGTCATCAGTACCGGTCTGTATGCCAAGCTGTTCTCCTGCGTCCGCCGTATTAAAGCACAATACTATATTACCCGGCATGACTTTTTCCATTTGTTCGGGATCAAGTCTATGTATGGGAGCGCAGCCGAACGCCATAAGCAAGGACGCATCAACAGATACTGGCGGTATTAATGATGTAGGTACCTGACTAACACTTATGCCAAAAAATTCGGACATATATTACCCCTCTTTCTTCGCGCGGCGGCGCAAATAAGCATTATTTACAAAGTTGAATGAAATCGACAGGTATGATTTTTTATCGTTTAGTAGTGCCAGCATTTTCTTAGCCTTACTTATAACTACGAAAAGTTTTGATAGGTGCTTATCGGTAGGATGATCATACTTTCTGATATACTCCGTTACATCAGAAGGCAGGCCGTTAGAGTAGAGGGTGTTTTTTTTGAGAACGAATGCCCCGTCATCATCTACGATAGTGGGGCCTATATACATCAGTTTCTCAGGAGCCTTAGCTAATTGAGCGTTTGCGGTCTCCTTAAGTTTCCTTTCAGCCCTTGAAGAGGCCGCCTCTTTTTTGTCTTCTGACATAATATTCTCCTTTTAATTTGCGTCAACTAAGGGTGATTTAGGCCGCGGAGCCGCCGCGGACTGAAATATACAAGACACAACTGCTCCAAAATACGGCAAATCCTGCATCCCTGCCTCATATGCGGAACTCATGTTTTTTTCCAAACCGAATACCCAATTTATGTCATCACTGTTTGTAAATCTCTTGTTAGCCCAATATCTATGCTCATTGAGGACAAATACTGATCTGTCAACCATGTTCATGATTTCATTGTATCCATGCTGCGTATCATCATGGCTGTCTCTGCAATATACACAGCAAACTATATTTATCTGAACTTCGTGAATTCTTGCCTTTGTAGAATTATACTTTATGGCTCCTTCCAGACCTCTCACAAGAATAAACGGTGGATCTCCGACAGCCATTTTATTATCAGAACCGGCGGGCATTGACCGCTTTGGAGGAACATGGCCGATCCATATATTAGGGGTAGTAACTCCGTCCTTGTTCTCATATAGATAATCTACAAACGCTCTCTTAAGTTCGTTTTGAATATCCTTCAATAATAAGAACGTTGTTCTCATTTAGCCCCCAATACGTTAAGCCATGTGGCCGCTTCGCTTACAAAACTCTTCTCAAACGTCCCCTGAACTTCGGGAGTTATCTTTTCGGAGATATTTGTCTTATCAGACTTAGCCATTTTAGCGGCTGTAGTAGTAGACAACTGACGAAGTTTATCCTTGCCTGATGATGTTTTTTTAGTCTTACCGCTGCTGTCAACCAAACGTTCAAATACACCCAATCCGCTTTTAGTTTGAGCGATAAAAGCGTGCTTAAATCGTTGCTGCGTACCGGCTAACATAACAGACACACCGCCTGACGTCTTGCCGGTCATTGGTGTTCTTGGCGATACTCCCTCAAATCTTATTAGCGGCGTACGCAGTCCACCTAAACTTACCCTCGCATCAAGGTATCCGCGTCTCTTATCAGCGCGGGTTACTTTAGAATCTTTGACAAATTCCTTTTTTACTCCCCATTCAGTAGGGGTGAGCTTCTTAGCGAGTTGAGCAGCTTTCTGAGCTGCTCTGTTGACGGACTTCTCTATAACGTCATTAAACCGCTCAGGAGTTTCCTGAATAAAACGCTGGATGGTAGCATTATTCAATAACTCGGAGGTTATGTTTATCATGCTACCATCCTTTTAAGCGTTATCATCAAATACCCAAATGGAGTTTTGACATCATCAACAATCCAAAATTCGCCATCAAATTCCACTTGCTCTGTAGACACAGGCGGCGGCTTAAGGGCGGTATCAAGACAGTAAATTATCTTAGTATCTTTATTCACGCCTTGCGCCGCGTATTCCTGTAGTTCAGTTCTTGCGTCCTCTGCGATTTGCAAAGGAGCGCCGTTCCAAGAACAAATACGCCCGAACTCCTCAACATTGAGAAGCACGTTTTGGAAATCTTCGCGTATTTGGTTCTTGAATTCGGTGTCCATTATTGCCCGTGACTCCCGCCCTGTAATGCGGCTTGCGCTTCCAAGGCAGCCAACGCTTCCTTGTACATAGCCGCGAGTTGATCACGGGAATCATTACCCCTATAGGGTACATCCAAAAGAGAAAGCTCCTGCTTAAGTTCATCTTTGGACATTTTGTCAATCTCTTCCGGTGTTTTGGGTGGTGCCGGATTGTTACCTGCCGGATCCTGACCGGCCTGATCCTTATCTGCCGGATTCTGCTGACCTGCCGGATCCTGACCGGCCTGATCCTTACCTGCCGGAGACTTCTGTGTTGGTTCCTTGCCAAGGACTACCTGAGCAACTCCCAATTTAACCAAACGCTCAGCCGCAGATTCATCAACCTCTATGGTCTCACCCTTTTTCTTGGTGAGACCATCGTGGATAATGTCTGCAAGCAGTAATATCATTATTAATGATTTCATGTTAATCCTTTCTTAGTTCGATAATACGTTTGCAACAGTAAACGCATCTACCTGGAAAATGTTTACCATAGGCGCGGTTTCAAGCTGTACCCAACGGCATGAACCATCTTGCTCTTCCCATGTAGACGGCCAGTTAGGTACTGCCCTTAAGGCTTTCATGTTTTGAATCATGCCATAATGCAGCTCACAACGCGCCTCTGTGCTTGCGATAAGCATCTTGCCTCTTGGAACCATAGGAGTTGTGATTCCGGTAACAGGATGCTTATACCACTCATTGTAAACCAAAAGCTCAACTTCTCCGGATGGCAGAAATAGACGGCCATATCTGCTTATTCCTCTTGGCAAAGCGGTGGGTCTCATTTCACCAAGATTGTAATTTTGAATGTCAAGCATTTCCTTAATTTCGGAATGTTGAAGAAGCGCCCATGCTGTAGCCGCGTCTGTTAAGCAAATATCAGGAGTAAGGCCGCAGCGTTCAATCATCTCCAAACGCCATTTATCAATGGTGGTGAGCGGCTTGCTGCCGGCAACGTCAAAACATGAACTTCCCGAAAGAGTTTTTACGTTGTCTTCGGGAGCGTTACCGGCGGTGTAACCAAATGATACAGAGGTATTGTATCCATCGCCAACAACATCAACTGCACCTGTAAATACAGACTGAGCGGCCATAACCTCTTTGAGTCTGATTTGACGTGTTCTAAGCCTCTCCATCGCTTGACCAATCAGCTTGTCTACTTCATCAGTAGGGGTAACATCATCGTAAGCGGTGTTTCCTGCGCTCCTTACACGGGTATCGTCAGGAGTGATCTGAATCTTCTCCTTAGAGTATGCAGGTTGAGTTACCTTAGTGGTAAAGCCCTCTTTTTCGACAACTTTTCCGTCTTTTCTTGGATTTACAAAAGCGGCAATCTCTCTATCACCTTTGTAAAGATCAAATTCAACAGTCTTGGTTGTGTGCCTGACTATTGTCTTAAAAAACGTATCAAGGAGATACGTATGCGCGGGCGGAACTTGTCTAAGAGCCGCAAGCATTTTTCTGCGATAATACAAATCAATTTGATTTTCCATGTATAACTCCTATCAGTGCGATAATGACGCATTAAAGAAAAAAAGTGAATCGTTTACTTTAACTCCGCCTGTAACGAAGTCAGTCCAATTTCCGGCACCAAAAGTCAATCGCGGCCCAATGAACTGACCTGTTATATTCGCAACTCCAGTTCCGCCCGCCGGTATATCTTCATCAACTATACCAAAGATAGTATCGTTGGCTTGAACGAGTTCGGCAGCACCGGCAGAACTAAGAGATACCGCGCTTCCTCTTACCAGATCATTAGCTCCCGCTGTAATTGACACGCCTACGCGCGGAAAGTCTCCGGCGTAAATATCATTGAACTGAAATTCACCAATCTGATTAACTCCCAACTGATTACTCATTTATACGCTTCCTTTCATCCCTGCCATCATTGAACTGACAGAGCGGTTAAGTTCATCTTCGCCGGATTCGTTGTTCGCGCTTGCCGGAATATCGTCAAGAGCGGCCGCATCTTCTTTAAGGTTTGCAGCGGCGGTTGTTTGCGTTGCTTTGTCAGACTTAATAAGCTGTAACGCGAGCTTTTCGGCTGTCATTTCACCGTCGGAAAGCGCAGCCTTAACTGCATCGTTAAAGCCGTATACTGCAGCTACGTCCTCAACAATAGCTTTAACTCTGCTGCGCTCTTGCGCGGCGGCTTCCTGTTTAATGGCCATAATATCCGAATCAGATATTGTCGCCCCTTTTGCAGGCTCATTATCCTGAGCCGTTTTCGTGTTCTCACTCACGGAGATTGCTCCTTTGGAAAGTGTTTGTATAAGATTCTCTAAACTGCCTATTTTATCTGCCATGCCTGATTTAATAGCTTCATCGGCAAGGAGAATTCCGCCCTTGCCAAACTTTTCAGTTACTGTTTGTATATCAACACCCCTATTTCTCGCAGAGCTTGATATGAAAATATCTGCCAAAGCATCAAGCTCTTTTTGTAACATTGAACGGCCATCGTCTGAGGCTAAATCTACACGCTTATTGGGAGACTGTGAGCTTACAACTTCATAGTCTATCAATCCCGATTTTTTACGCGCTTCGCTGTCATCTGTCCATGCCGCCACAACGCCTATGCTTCCAAGAAATGCGGTCTTATCCGCCACTATCTCATCACACGCAGACGCAATCCAGTAAGCCGCGGAAGCACAATATCCGCCCGTATAGGCAATAATAGGCTTAATGCCGCGAGCGTTAAATATTTGGTTTGCAAATTCATGTATGCCGACTATGTTACCGCCGGGGCTGTCTATATCCAACACAATGGCCTTAACATCAGGAGCAGTGAGAGCCTCATTGAATCTAAACGCAAGATTTTGAACGTTTGTAGCACCGCTTATATCACTAAACATATCAGATCGGGGGAAAATAGGGCCGAATACTTTAAGCACGGCCACACCGTCCCTCATCTGAATGGTGCCGCTTTCGCGCCTATCCGTAGGTGTTGCAAGCACCGCTTCGAGGTTAGAATATGATCTATCGGCAATAGAGATTAAAAGGTCAAGATGATTGGTCTCTATAGCCCAACGTCCGGTATAAATTGCAGATAAAACATTCTTACAAGGCTTATCACTCATTCTTATCCTCTTCTTTCCACGACTGCGGCTCTTTACTCGCTGACGGATTACTGTTTATATATGACAAAGAATATTCATCAAACAAGCCTTGCTCCTCATAAAACTTCTTCTCTTTGGCGCGTTGACGTATAACATCTTTCCAATATAGACCGCGTTTTGAACACTCTATTTGAAGCGTGGTAGTTCCAATTTGCATATTGACTTTTGAGGCATTAGCTTCTTTTAGTTCGTCAAGTGACTTCATACCGGGGCCGACCCAGTAAGCACCGCTGTAAGCAAGTTTAATCATGGGATCAATTAAAAATCCGGGCGCACGTATGCGGCCTTTAATCACCGCTTCGCATAGCCACTCAACATAAGCTTCTTGACAAAAGTTCTTAGCAAAGTCATCTCTGTTAATAAGTGCAATTTCAAAAAATTCACTAAGCGCAGCGCGGCTTGCGGAATACGAAGATGAAAAATGATTGATCAATACTTCAAACGGAATGCCTAAGCCCATACCTATCTGCTTCATGCAGGCAAGATAAAACGGATCATATTGACTGCTTGGACGATTTGCGGCAATAGTCTTAATATCTTCGCCGGGGGCAAGATCAAGATACGTACCGCTTCCAAGACGCATATTGTCATCCCGCTCCCACGGCTGTTCTATCTTATTGCCGTCATCATCGTACTCTTTGTATAGCGATGCGCCTGTAACCGGATCGTTTGCGGGCCTTGTAATGGCAACAGCCAACAGAGCGTTAATAACAGCTGCGGTTAATTCTGCTTCGCTATATTTGCTTATTTGCCTAAGAGGATCAATGACACATGATAAAATAGGTTCACCGCGCACTTGACCTATTCTATTAATATCTATAAGATGGATGACATTGCGGCGGCCTGTTTTTTCACCGTAAATGGGGATATACTTCCATTCAGAAACGGTGGTACTTGCGCCGTATAATGATGCGCCTGGGTGCGGTGTACGAACATATATTCCTGTTGGTATGCCATTTTTATCGCGTTTAATCCCACCGGCCATTATATCTGTATCGGCTGCGTCTTTATCGTTAACAACGCGTTCCGCTTCAATAAGCTGTATCCTCAAATCGTAAGGCTGCATCTTGCGCGGCTTCATAGGCAATAAAACAAAAGTGTCGCCGTTAATTAATTTTGAGCGATAAGCTAAACGCTGTAATCCTATAAAATCTAATTGACGATTGAAATCACACTCTTTGCTCTCCGACCATATACGAAACTCATGTTCGGTGTTTTCCTGCCACTTCTGAGCTTGCTCCTCTGTTAAACCAAGATATTTATGATCAATGGATGATTGCAGAACCAAACCGGAACCGATAGCGCCGGAAACTAACTTGCCAATGGCTCCGGTTGCCGCGGGAGCGTTACGCACCAAATCGCGGGAGCGATCGCGCATTTTGGGTAAAGAGGGTAGTACTTCTGTATCAGCGTCACCGGATGGTACCAACCAGTCAACCAGAGAATTCTTATCACTTGCTCCGGTATATGGTGTCCGCAGAAGCGTTTGGATAGTAGGCCCGTTTTGTCTTCTCAATATGCGTCTGCTCATTATCCATCCATCGGGATGATACGGCCCATAATGCGCCGACCACCGGTTAGACTTTGAATTACCGCTTCCCATTCTTTGCGAGCTTTGATAATCTCGGACAGATTAGCGCGTGTCAAAGACTGGCCGCCAATGTTATATGATTGACCTTGCAAGACAGCTTTTTCGGCTTTGATATAGAGGCTGCGCATTTCAGTTGCTTCATTTATTTGCTCTTGCAAAGTCACATTATAAGTCCGATTGTTATAGTTTATGATTTTGTAAAGCATGAGAATTTTACTGCTGTCATTATTAATGTAGCACTATGTAGCAATGATAAACAAACTAAAGCGTAACTATTTTACATTGTATAGTATATGATAGTATAGTATATGATTATATAGTATATAGTATGTGATAGTATGGCATGTGGTATATGCTATATCGGGAAAAGTAGAATAGGTTAATATCTGATTTACATTTGCGATAGAAAATTTTATGCGTGTAAGCTGATTCCTTCGGGGCGCCTTAAACGGGAGCGAGCAGGGTGTGGAGAGGCGGTTTTCAGGATTGTTGCTGTGGTATTCATCGGTGTATATGCTCGTTTGTATCTGGCTTCCAGTGCGTCCCAGTTAGGATTGAGATATCTTATAGCCATGAGGTTATATACAAATAAGTCAAAAGGCTCATTATGTACGTCTCTATCTTTCTCCCAATAGAAAACATCACGTCCCTTAACTGTTTTAGTTTTCAGCTTTTCGGCCATAAGCCCTGCATAGTAGGCGGAATCATAGCCCCTGCTGTCATCATCAGGGAAATGACAGTATCCTATTCCTTTGTTATTAAGATATAGCCGGCTGTGAATCAATTCTTTTGCCTTATGAGTTCCAACCATAAATAATGCACAATTATTAAACTTCGTCCGTTTGGGTCTATTGTATATGGTATCATCGGCTTTGTTACTGCCTTTGATAGCGTACACGCGCATACGTTCGCGCTTTAAAGTGTATTTATAAACCGTATCGGATACGCCTTTTAAACCGCCGCTATCAATCATGACACATGAGATGCGCATTTCGTATCCATCTTCTCTTGTAAAGCCACGTATGCGTAATTCGTCCAGGCGGCGCCATACGGATGGTAATTCATCATCTCCGCTATCAAGCTCTGTAGTTGGGCCGGGTATATGTCCGTATTCTATCCCCCAACTTTCTTCACCTTTGCCCCACCCTCTAATTTCATATTCAAGACGGGTTTTCTGTACGTCAACAGCCATTGTCAGCTGTAAGACTCCATCGGGGACTTGCGCGTTATACATTTCGATACGGCGTGATAGATATTCCTGTGCGATAGCCTCTCCTGTATTTTCATAAGGCAATCCAAGCGTGGTGTTAACAAATACTTGACGCTTTTCAGGATCGTTTGCCGCTCCATCAAAATTCTTAGCAACCGATTCCCAGCTATACCAACCCAACGGGCTATAAAGAGAATTGATGTGAAAGCCCGCTCTCCAGTGTCCGGGATTCTGCTTAACCCATTTACCACCGGCTAACATAGCGGTCTTATGATATTCTGGTATCCCTACGCCGCAATAAGGGCAATATATCATGGCATCGGTATATAAGTTCCTTGTCCACTTTAGCAGTTCAATTTTAAGTTCAAAGTAGCTGTCGTTTTGTTGTTCATGATTTTTACAATGAGGACACTGAACCATATATACCCGTTGATCGCTTTCCTCATAAAGCGGCCATATTATTGATGTCTCTTTAAGTCCCGGCGATGATATTTGTAATATCTTACCATTGGGGTAGTTAGTTTGTCGGCGTTTGACAATCTCTAAAGGATTGCCCTCTTTACCTACGTTAGGTTTAAAGCGGTCAATCTCATCAGCTACTATGTCAGAGAAAGGGTTTGAGGACAGACCTGTTGGGCTATTTGCGCCCCGAAGAGTAACGTATGAACCGCCGATTACTTTTTCCAGAAGCCCATTAAAATAAGTGGTTTTAAGTATATCTTTTAACGCCTCACAGGACTCTATAGCATCGTTAAATCTTTGTTTAGAAAAGCTCAAAGCCGAGTCCTGAGATGGCATTAAATACAATAGAGATGTCGGCTGTAAGTGTATCTTGTAAAGAAACCAGTTTATAGCGAGTTCAGAAATACCGAGCTGAGTGCCCTTTGCGACTACTATTTCCTTTGTCCTGCTTCGTGGGGATAGTTCATTCATTATCTCAATAAGGTATGGTGTACGGCTATTTCTCCAAGGCCCTTTTTCTGACGTTCCCTTGCTTGACAAAACACGATACAGCTCTGCCCATTCAGGTATGCCGATTAAGGGCAATGGTCGTAGAGCTTCAAATACACCATCCCAGAATGGCCGGTCAGTCATTTAAAAACTTTACCTCACCGAGTTTAAATACGTCAGGTCTAAGCAGAGCTGGATCAAGTTCAAGAGCACGGCAGTATAATATAGCTCTCTCAACCGATATTCGCAATTTTGAAGCATCAGCGCAGACGTGTTCAGGCGTACACCCAACTAAACCGGCAACATATTTGTACTGCAACCCTTTACTGGCTATCGCTTGTCTAAGCGTCATGGCCTCAGACACCATCAGTCCCCCTTTCTTCGGAAACGCTTTCTCCATAGCCACAGCGTTTACGTATTTCTATGATCAGATTATTGCATTCTTCGTTTAGCCGGTGCTGAAAATCGTGTCCGTCACATCCACGCTGACCCATAGCCGCGAACTCTTGCGCAAGACGGTTAGGCCATGAGCTAATTGCGCCTACCATAATTTCCCCTAATTTGAAGCCCTGTTTTTGCACTTCGCTTTTGTAAATTAACTTTCCGGTCTGTGTCTCTACCTTCATTTTGAGTAGGCTGGCTTGATAGGCTTCTTTTGCCAATTTAGCTTTTAGAAAATTACTCGTATCATCGTTGCTGTGGGTTGTTGTAGGTGGATTATTATCGGAGCTGTCAGACAAACCATTCATATTGAAGAGTTCGGTCTGTTGCGTACCATTCTTTATACCTTTTGGCCGGCCGCCGCGCATACCTTCGGGCAAATGTCGGGCATGGTTTTGAAGTTCGGCTATATCTGCCGTTGCTTCATACTCTTTTATTACTACATCGGGGTCAAAGAGCCTGTGTCCGTTGTGGTCGTGTCCGGCAACGGAGAAGCGCCCTGAGTTGACACCCTTTGCAAATGCAGGGGCAGACATCCCAAGCATTCCCGCCATCTCATTATTTTTGATTAGCTCTGCCATACTATATACTATATAGTATATAGTATGCGGTAAAGTCAAGTGTAACCGTTATAATATCGTAAAACATGAATGGGTTAAAGGCCAAAGACCGGCGTGCTTGGGCTATTAACCCTAATTTTTTGATTGAGAGGGGGGAAACGATGCGCGTCACTCTGCCCCGCATCGTTCAAAATCGGTGAAAGAACCTACTTAGGGGGGATGGTCACACCTATTATGGTTTGGTGTCACCTGTTAGAGGTGACACTATAGGTGTTACACTTTCCAAAATGTTTTAAATCAATGTATTACGCTGTATAGGTTACACCTGTAACACCTAAAACATAGTTTTGATCATATATATATTTTGAGGATTAAAGACAATTACCGTTTAGGTTAATTGATTAATAGAGTTAAATATAGGTGTATCAGGTGTATCAGGTGTAACCAGTTCAATGTTTATAGTGGTTTTAGTAGGTAACACCTTTTCCGATGTGTTACTAAGGTGTTACCTGTAGGTGGGTGATAAGGAAAAGTGTAAAAGGACTTAAGCGCAAGCAAATAATATAAAAAGTAGAAAAACTATTGATTTTGAATTTACAATTAATTATGTTATATATGCGAGGCGTCTAACGTAATAACGGGAATAAGCATGAATTTAAAAGTTACCCTTCACTATTTTATGCACAAATTAATTGTTCGATATTTTTGACCATCTCTTGAATCAGTAAAAACATCATAACTTGTAATAGTACCATTAGCAAAACCTTTACTCTTTCCAATTCTAATACCACATTCCATTCCAATCACAAAAAAAACC